CCTTCCACGTAGTTCGTCCATAGGACCACCCTGATCACTCTGCTGACCGTAATGGGCAAATATGTCAAAGGATCCGCCAAAAGAGTTTAGGGCGTCATCTAGGTCTGTTAAAAGCTCGGTAACTATTGAGTTGTATAGTTTTCTGGTAGACGCGTCAAAAGGAACAAGTATTGGCTCAGCCATAAGTGACTCAGGTAAGTACGGCGATACATCTGGGTCAGACTGACGTTTTCTTACGCAGGCTTTACTTAAGGTCGTATGTAATACAGGCAAGTTACGGTAGCGGTCTACCCCACCAAACTGATTACGTACTATGAAGGTCGAATCAAAGAGGTCAAATCTTCCCAAGACTTTAGGGTCTACAAATTGCATTATTGAGTAAAGCTCTTCAGGCTTACCGTTTTCTATTGGCGTACCGGTTAAAGCAAATTTGTAAGGGCTTTCTAATTTCTTTACGTATTTAGATCTTTTGGATCTGAAGCTTTTGATTGCGGTAGCTTCGTCAATGACAATGAATCCTGTTGGGAGTTGCTCAATGTACTCCCAGTCGTTAACAACCTGCTCATAGTTAACAATGACATAATTGATGAGCGAATGCCCCCAGTCGAAGGCTTGAGCATACTGCGCTGCTCGTTGCTTCGGCGTTCCATCCACGACCAAAGTTGTAGAAGATCCATCGGTAAATTTCTCAATCTGTGCGGCCCATTGGTATTTAAGGGAAGAAAGACAAATTATAAGGCCTGGCTCAGTAATCTTCCCCTCATCCATCAAGTTTTCTAACGCCGCTATAGTCAAAACGGTTTTACCTAATCCAAGGTCGTAAGCAACAAGCATCTTTTTTCTAACCATCATTCGCTCTACAGCTTCAGGTTGATACGGCAAAAGAGTACCTGTAAAGGTCATATTGCTAACGCCCCCATCACACAGTGCTTGGCCTGCTCAAGGCCTAAGTCTATCTGATCAGCAGACATATCCCCTATATCCTTTACGTCACTAGAGGTGTAGTTAAAGAACCAGCACTCTATTCCAACCTTTCTAAAGGTAGATAAAAGAGTTTGACTTGATTTCTTGCCCGCCTCATCGTTATCCATAGCAATAACTAAAGTCTTTGCTCTACGCATTAGCTCTATCTGATCACTGCTTACGGTAGCCCCAAAGGTTGCTACGCCCCCTGGTATGCCCACAGAGGCTAATTTGACGGCATCTAAAGGAGACTCAACAACAATCATCTGATCTCCATCCCAGCAGTCCATTCCAAATAAAGTTTTTGACTTTGGGACGCCTGGAGGACGGTTAAAGAATCTTCGTGAGATCTGCCCCTTTTCTTGCCACCCAAGAAGTTTATTATGATCAACCGTCCTGATAGGTAGGATCCAAGAAGAATCGTTTGCTTGCCAGCGGACCCCATACTTATTGCAAGCATCAATACTTATACCCCGCTCATTAGCTGCCCATATCGGCACGTCTCCAAAGACAGCTAAACGAGCTTCACTCATTGGTACGAGCTTAGGCAAATGGATGTAGGTTTTCCTAGCCTCATCTAACTGCCGGGATATAAAATCAATATCTAACTCTACGTCTGTTCTAAGCCATGACTTAGCTTTATCGAGATCCCCGTACTCAAGAAGATCTGATATTAGAGTTAGTAAGTTACCTTTGTAACCACAGGAAAAACAATTGTGTGCACCAGTTACTGCGTTTATAGACCATGACGGATTGTTATCTTTCTTTCCAGTCCGATACTCATGCATAGGGCACATAGCACCAAGTTCACGGTTTCTAGGAATTGAAACTATGCTTAGTCGCAGTAAAGTGCGCTCTACTTCTCCGTCACGAAACATTAGGGCTTATCCGCTAACGTTGGCGCTAATGCGTACGTGCCACAAAGAGCACATTCCATCTGAACAATATAAGCAGAGATTTCGTAATCCTCAAAAGACACCTTTACATTCCATAAGTTTGACTCACAGTGTGGGCAATCATGATGAATCTCTTCTGCATAGTCCATAGTCCCTGTGTAGTCAGGCTTTAGCTCACGAATTGATCTATGCGATGCGTGCACGTCGTCTTCTATTAATGCGGATTCTACTTCTATCTCGTGGCGTTGTGGCGCCCCATATCCCATCAAGATCCGGTTGAGATACTGCGTAATCGGCGCAAGGAACGACAAGAGGGCACTGGTTACAGATATTTTTAGCCATTCTAATCTGAGCGTGGCTATTGTAATCCTCCGGGAAAAAAAGTTCCGGGTCTTCTTTAACGCATAACTGACGGCCATCATACGGATACTCCTGAGCCATATTCTTCGAACCTTCCTTCTTCCCAGTCCCAAAGTAGCTCTACTTCTGCAGGGCCACAGTTACGGCTTGCAACGATCCGCAACAATCGTGAACTATCGTCGTTTTCATCTTGTCTTTGTAGTGCAAAGATTACGTCCGAATCTTGATAGAAAGATGAGGAGTAACCAATTGCGTCTGCGGTAACTTGACCCCTACGCATTTTATGGGTCAAAACTTGAGTGGTCATAACTATAGGTTTTCTATGCTTTTGAGCTAAACGTTTCATTGATCTAGTTATGTTAGTTAAAGCCATGGGGGTATTTGCCTCTCCTGTAACCTCATCAATCATTAAGTAAACTCCGTCAACAAAGATAATATCCGGCTGAAGCTTTTCAATTTTTAAAGATAGGCCGGTTATAGTTGCTGCGGTTACAGAATCAGTCAAATAAAAATTATGCATCCCATCCATATGATCTAGAGTTTTTTGATACCTAGCTTCTTCTAGAGGAGTTAAAGCTCCACGTATTAAACGTCCATGGGATATGTGAGCACGCATAGAGTCGTGTCTGCGTTGCTGCTCCATGTTGCTCATCTCAAAAGATTGATACAAAGGTACAAACCCGTCTTCGTGGGTATTTACAGCCATCTGTAGAGACAAAACTGATTTACCCGTCTTAGGTGGCGCAATTACAGTAACTAGTTGCCCAGGCTGTAATCCAGCAGTTGCTACGTCCATTACCTGGAAACCTGTAGCAATTCCAAGTAGTCCGTTTGGTCGGGTCTTTATATTCAAATACTCGTCATAACGTGTCTGAGTATTTTTAGTTAAATCTATGTCACTAGTTTGAGATGCGCCCTCATCAGATAGTTTAGCTACACCTGAACCCATTAGCGTAATTGCAGAGTCATGATCTCCAGCGGCTACTGCATCTGCAGCAAGCTGAACTACTTCAATAGTTTTTTGACGTTTGCGATACTCAACCAATTGATCTAACAAGTATGAGATTGAGTCTTCAACAGCAAGAAGCCGGTAGTTAGGGAAGTTATCTTTTACAGTAGTAGCGGTAGGTACTTCACTGTACTTAGTCCAATGCTGTCGTATGAACTTCCATACAGCACGGTTTTCATCTACGTAAAACCATTCGTCTTGTAGACCACGCTCTAATAATTCAGAGATGTCTCTATCGCGTACAGCTTTAGAGATTAATCTAATCTCGTTGTCAGCTGCCACTGTTAATCCTCCCAAGATCGATAAACTTTCCGCCATATCGTAGACCACGTTCAGGTATATCCACAACTCCGACTAACTCTGGGCGGTACGGTAGTTCGCCTACTAGATCTGACACCGTTTGATAAGCGGTGTAGTAGTTAAACGGATTAGTGCCCAAGTTATCTAGATCCTCTAATATCTCTTTCATTTCTTTTCTTGTGTACCCAAAACCAGCTATCTCCATAGAGTACCCAAACTTTTGTGCAAAGTTCCAAAACAAAGATAGAGCACGTCGGTTATAAGTAACTTCTTCTTTAAATACTGGTATGCCTAAAACTTTTTTCATCTCCGGTTTACGATCTAGTATGCAATCAAGAGTCACTATAACTCTCATTGGAACTTCGTTTGAGATGTCCCCCCCACGCATTCTTAGCCTACTTTTACTTGGCCATAGCGAAGAACTAAATCACGGAATTTATCCGGAGATTTAGATTCAGCTAACTCAGATTTAGATGCAGATCTTTTTATAGACTTTTCTATAAGTGGCTCAACTTGAGTAGTGTGCTTGCACTTAGATCGCAAACTAAACCCATTGCAACTGCAACGCATTTTCCCTTCGTCATTTATTTGCACTTCGCTAACGCCGGTCGATAAAGATATAAAAAACTGAACTGTTCTCCATGTCATAATGCTCTCCTGTCACCTTCTGCTGACTCTACTACGATTGGCATAAACGCTTCTTTAACAAAACTACCCATAGGTTGACCGTAGGTATCTCCCCAGTCTTTTATAGGCACGTTGGTCGTTACTATAGTTGGAAGACCGGCATTAAAGCGAGCCCGCAGTAGGGCATCAAAAGTATTCTCTGCCCAACCTGATGCGGTTCGATATTCTTTGCCGATATCGTCTAGAACTAAAACTTTAATGTTCAAATGCTCTGGAGCATCCCCATAGATGCCGTCTATAAGATTTTGGATCTCACTCTCAGACTCATCCTCCCAGTTTCGCTTTTGAAGCCGTAGAAGCTTGGGATAGTCCGTAAAGTACGCCGGACGGAGGGGAAGCCTTTCCGGTGTACCTATGACATCTCGTGGAATAGTCCTCAAAAGCTCCTGGAGGGCCGTAGAGGCCAGAGTAGTCTTTCCGTGACCAGGTTTACCTACCAGCAGTAAACCGAGGCCGCAGGTAGACGCTCCACGGGCTTTTATGACATTTCCGGACCTGACTGAATTAAGCCAAGCCTCTACGGAATCTAATACGGGCGCCTGGCCCTGGATATTGGCGTACGGGCGAAGGTCAGATAACTCTAGCCCAACACTTTTCATTGGGAGGCCAGCAGCATTTATCTGTGCACGAACGCTTGGTGCAACATCTTTTAGGTTATAGCTCACTTGCCCTCCAACAGTTTTAGTAGACGTTCTTGATTAGCAAGCGCATCTTCATCTACAAAATCAGTTTCTGCAACTCGGGAAGTAATTCCGTGGATAGTCGG